AGGCACCGGCGAACCATTAAGCGGTATGCGTCGCGGCAACCTCATTAAAGGCCGTAACACGTCATGGCGTACCGATCAGGTGCAAAAAGGTTTTAAGGTAAAAGTTGGTGTGCGCGCTAGCAAAGAGCGCTACGTGAACTACAACCGCACTACCGATGGCGTGGTAACCCACAATGAGCAGGTGGTCTATGGCAGTAAGCCATATCAGTTAATGGTTATTCAACAGGCCAATGCAGCTGGCGCGATCTATGACCATGCCGGGCGTAATACGCAGGGCATGTTTGTAACAAACCTTGAGGCACAATCTGACGCAGGCGCGCAACCTCGAGCCATTGACAAAGCGGTAACTAATAACCGTGAGGCCGTGGAAGCCAAAGTAGAGTTAGTAATTAACGACGTTGCCCGGCGCACTAACAGAAAATTAGGGTTCAATCGTGGCAATTAACATACCGATTATTAGCAGCCTTGACGGTTCAGGGTTTACTAAAGCCATTGCCCAACTTAAGAAACTGGAAACCAATAGCGAGCGTGCCGGGTTCATAGCGGGTAAAGCATTTCTGCCAGCTGTTGCCGCGTTAGGTGCGCTTACCGCTGCCGCTGGTTACAGCGTTAAAGCCGCTATCGAGGACAGCGCCGCGCAAGCCCAATTAGCCAAGACATTGCAAAACGTCGTTGGTGCTACCGACGCGCAAATATCGGCTACCGAAAAATCTATTAGCGCTATGGCTATGGCTACTGGCGTGGCCGACGATCAGTTACGCCCGGCGCTTGCCTCACTCGTTTTAGGTACACAAGACCTTGCTAGTGCTAACGACGCGCTCAATTTGGCATTAGACATTTCAGCCGGTACAGGTGCAGATTTAACAAGTGTAAGCGATGCGCTATCCAAGGCGTATGGCGGAAACTTTAAAGCGTTGCGCCAATTATCCCCGCAGCTGTATGCAATGATTAAAGACGGTGCCAGCCTCGATGAGGTTATGGCGCAATTGTCGCGCACGTTTGGCGGGTCTGCAGCGGTTGCAGCGAACACCGCAGAGGGAAAATTTAAGCGGTTAAACATTGCGTTAAGCGAAGCCGCCGAGGCAATCGGGTTGGCTATTCTGCCGGCAGTTGAAGCGGTATTGCCATACCTTATTAGTTTTGGTAATTGGGCGCAAGACCACGTAGGCACATTGCTTGCCGTAGGTACCGCCATTGCTGCCATTGCCACCGCGCTTATCGGATTTAAGGCGGCGCAAGTAATAGCCAATGCTGTAACCGTTGTAACTACCGCGCTTAACTGGTCGCTTGCTGCCTCGGCTGCCGCCGCTAACACCGCGCTAACCCTTGGCGTTGGTGCTGCCGCTATTGCTGCCGGGCTTGTCGTTGCTGCCGGTGCGTTTATCACGTTTAAGAACGCAACAAAAACCACGGTGGAAACCATTAAACCGTTTGGGCCTCAACTAAGCGAAATAAATAAAGGCCTTGGCCCGGTAGAAAAGGGCTTAGGTGGAGTTGGTACAGCTGCTAAGAGCATGGCCGACAAAGTTAAAGAGGCAACCGAAGCATTACAGGATTACTTAAAGACCGCGCTTGAGGATGCCAAAACTCAACTGGTAGATGCACAAACAGCATTTAGCGATTTTGCTACCAGCGTAAGCGACAGCGTTAAAGACGCGTTTAGTTTTGCCGATGCTAAAGACGCAGGCGACGAAACCGGGGCAGGGTTTTTGGCAGGGTTGCGCGATCAGGTAGCGGGAATAGTTAGGTACGGCACAGACGTTAAAACGCTATTGCAAATGGGATTAAGCCAAGAGGCATTACAAGCGGTGCTAGACGCCGGCGGTGAAAGCGGCGCGGCTATTGCTGCCGAACTTATCGCCGGTGGTGTTGGTGCGATTAACGAAACCAACGCGCTAGTAGACGCCGCCAATAATGCAGCGGTAACCATTGGGCAACAGGCCGCCCAACAATGGTATGGCGCGGGTGTTGATAACGCTAAAGCCTATTTGCAAGGTGTCGAGGCCGCATTTGATTTGGCACAAAAACGACTAAAAGCCAAGGGTTTAAAGATCGCAGACCTAAAAGGTATAAGCGCCCAATTCTCGGAAAGCGTAAGCAAGTTTGCGCCAGTTGTATCAGGCGTGCCAGCAATGGCAGAGGGCGGAATAGTTACAAGCCCAACCCTTGCGCTTATCGGTGAGGGCGTCGGCCCCGAGGCAGTAATACCTTTAAGCAAATTAGGCAACATGGGTGGCGGCAATATAACGATTAACTTGTCTACCCTTGTGCCTAACGCTACTGCCGGTGAAGCAATCGTAAACGCTATACGCGCATACAACAGGGCGGCAGGCCCGGCCAATATCGCGGTGGCGTAATGGCTACCTCGGTAATTGCCAGCGGTAACTACGAACTATTTGTAGATACGGGTTTTAAGTTAGATGCGTTTACCCTTGACGACGCAGTAAAGGGAATACTTGACGGCACGCAATACGTTTTAGACGGTACTACCGATTTTGCCCCGATGATGGAATACAGCAAAAGCATTAGCGTTAATCGTGGGCGTAAAGAAATAGGCGACCAATTTAGCGCTGGCACTATGACGTTTACTTTAGATGACACTCTCGCCGGTGGGATATTAAACCCGCTGTACTCAAGTAGCCCGTTTGTAGACCCCGAAGGGCAATTTACCCTTGCGCCTTTGCGTCGCGTTTCATTTGGGCGTTACAACACCGCTAATACGTTTGTAGAATTGTTTGTGGGGCAAATTGTCAATTATGACTATTCGTATGAATTAGGCGGTAATAACGTTGTTACCGTTTATTGCGCCGACGATTTCTATTTACTGGCCCAAACCGTCATGGGTGAATTTAACGTATCCGAGGAATTGAGCAGCGCCCGGCTATCGGCAGTATTGGATTTACCCGAGGTTGCTTACCCGGCAGCTAGTCGAAACATTGCTACAGGTAGCCAAACCCTTGGCGGTTCGGCAGCCTACACAATCCCCAACGACACAAACGTAAAAGCCTATATAGACCAAATACAAGCTGCCGAACAGGGCCGTATTTTTATGGCACGTAATGGGGTGCTGAATTTTGACCCTAGGCTAGGCGCAACCCTTAGCGGCAGCGTGGCAGATTTCCACGATGACGGAACCCAAATTCCCTACAACAATTTAAGCATTACTTACAATGCCGATCAGATCGTAAACCGCGCCAGCGTTCAACACCTAGGCGCGACAAGCCCGCAAGTAGCCGACGATACGGCAAGCCAAACTAAATACCTAATCCAAACATTTAGCATCGGCGATAGCCTTTTACATAACGACGCCGCAGCCTTAAACCTAGCCGACTATTTGTTAGTTGGCGAACCTACCGCCATTTTTACCGGGGTACAAACCGATTACCTAATGCTCACCAACGCCCAACGCGACACCCTAGCCACCGTAGACATTGGCGACACCATCACCATAACAAACACCATTAACGGCGGTGAGGTAGCCCAAGAAAGCAGCGTCGAGGGCGTCGAGCATAGGGTAGATTTTGTTACCGGCCACCGAGTTACCTACTATACGGCCAGTACTTTAATTGTCTTTGAACTGATTTTAGACGACCCGATCTATGGCACACTCGACAGCACAAACGCATTAGGCTAGGGCTATGGCAGTACGTGAAACATTTACCTCGGGGCAGGTTTTAACCGCAGCCGAGTGTACAAATTTGGCTATAGCAATGGTTGCGATAAATGCCCAAACCGGCACAACATATACAACAGTTTTAGCCGACGATGGAAAACTAATTACATGCGATAACGCGGCATCTATTGCGCTAACTATTCCACCAAACGGCACTATTGCCTACGGAATTGGTACGCAAATAAACATTATGCAACTCGGTGCAGGTGTCGTAACAATTACCGCTGGCGCTGGCGTGACGCTTCGTAGCGCAGGATCAAAACTTAAAACTAACGGTCAATATGCCGTTGCGACATGCTGCAAAATTGCTACCGACACGTGGGTAGTAATTGGCAACTTGGCTGCATAATGCAACTGTTAGCAGGCGTAGGCGGTGCTAACCCACCTACAGCAGTTGAATACTTAATTATCGCCGGCGGTGGTTCAGGCGGCGGAAACTCAACAGTCAACCTAAACGGCGCAGGCGGTGGTGGCGCGGGCGGTTATAGGTCATCAGCCAGTTTTGCTGTTTCACCCGGTGTCGCACTAACTGTTACCGTCGGCGCAGGTGGTGCAGGCACAAGCGGCGCTGGCAACAATGGCTTAGACAGCGTGTTCAGCACAATCACATCTACGGGTGGCGGTAAAGGTGGATCGTTTGATAGCGCAATAGGCGGTGCTGGCGGATCTGGTGGCGGCGGTACTGGCCGCGCGGAAGCAGTCAACTATGCAGGCGGTGCAGGCAACACACCAAACACAAGCCCATCGCAAGGTAACAGCGGTGGCACATCATTTGGTTCTGCAACTGGCAGTTTGACGGCAGGCGCAGGCGGCGGCGGTGCTGGCGCAGGTGGCGCAAACGCAGGAAGCGCTACGCCAACAGCAGGCGGTGCAGGAACATCATCAAGCATCAACGGAAGCGCGACAACCCGTGCAGGTGGCGGTGGCGGTGCAAACCAAAACTCGAGCGGTGCCGGTGGCGCTGGTGGTGGTGGCGCAGGTGGCCGTAGCGGAGTTGACCCAGTAGCAGGCACAGTTAACACAGGCGGCGGTGGCGGCGGCAGGTACCAGTCAGGCGTTTCAGCAGCAGGCGCTAACGGTGGATCGGGCGTCGTGATTATTGCGTACTCAACTGCGTTTGATTTAGCAGCTGCAACAACAGGTAGCCCAACAATTGACAGTTCTACTCGTTCAGGGTTTCACGTTTACACGTTTACGGGTTCAGGAAGCATCACGTTCTGATGGCACATTACGCGCAACTCGACGCAACTAACACAGTCATAAATGTGATTGTAGTTAACAACGAAACAATTCATAACTTGCCGTACCCTGAAAGCGAACCAGTAGGTCAAGCATTTATTGCGTCTTTAGGATTTGACGGCTTATGGCTTGAAACCTCTTATAACGCAAACTTTAGAGGTTGTTACGCAGGCGTAGGTTTTTCTTATGACGCCGATAAAGACATATTTGTGCCACCATCTGAACCAATAAATCCACCGTTTGAATGAGATGGCGTTATCTGATCGGCTACGGCGCACTAATTGCAGTCGTTTTGTGGGGTTGCGCTGGCTGTAGTGACCGTGAACGCATGAACTGTATTAGAACCAAAAACAAGGCAATAACTCTAACAACAGAAATAGCGGTA